TCCTGCAAGGGTGACTTTGGCTACTTGTTGGGTAGATAAGTTCCAATCTATTGTTGCTCCGTCTGTTAATGTCTGCTCTGCAAAATATCCCTTCTTAGCAAAAAGAATATTAGCGTCTGATAATGTTAAAACTGTTCCTGAAGCTGATGTTGCTAATCCTGTTATTGAAACTGTGCTATCTAACCAATTAACTGTATTAGCTGAATGGTCAATAGTGGCTAAAGAGATATCACCTGCACCATCATAATATTTTAAAGTAGGGGAAGTAGCTGATGTGGTATCTAGCCAAATAGTACCTGAGACTGCTCCACTTGGTCTTGATGATCCAGAATGTGTTGAATTAATTGCTGATAATGCATTGTTTATATCGCTTCTTGTAGCAGGGAAACCCTGATTGGCGATATTCATATCGTGTTGTGCCATAACTCTTTTTAATGCCCTTTCGCTATATAGTCAAATGTTTTACTTATTGCAGTGCCACCTGAATTTTTAAATGTAATACTAAATCCACTAGTTGACTTAGATGTTATCTCATAAAAATCACCTGTTGCCAACCCTTGTGCTGAAACACCAATAGCAGGTGTTGAAATAAACACAGGTGAGAATGTGATAGCTTTAGTTCCTGCACCAGAAACCACATCATTCTCAGATATTAAGCGTTCAATCATATCTGCATCTACGGATAGTGCTGATACCACAGGAGTTGCGGAGTTATCTAAACTCTGCATGATTAATCTAAATTTAAAATACCTAGCGGAATAATCACCAACATTGAAATTTCTAAATGATGTATAGGTGATATTATCTGTGGATGTAGCTATCTCTAAATGGCTAGATGCGTTCACAGATGCGTCACCATCAAAGTTAGATGCTTGATCATCAAATAGTCCTGATACGTTATCAAACAATCTATCTCTATCATCTGTAGTTTGAGTAATATTTCCTGTTAGTCTAGTTGTCTGTGTACTTCCTAAATCTATAATATTAGCAAATTCATACGTTCCAATAGACGGAACATTGTCATTAGTTGTACCACCATCAAAGTTTCTTGTAGTTATGTCATCAAAATTATCTGAGGTATTATCATCAAAGTTTTCAATACTATCTAGTTCTAAAGCATTATCCACTGCAACACAGTCTGTTTTTGTTCCTGTAAAATCTGGATTTTCTGTAGCAGTATTGGCATTAGTAAAATTACCAATCGCAGTAATATTAGTAGTAATAATAGCTTCATTAGATGAGAAGTTGCCTAGCTTATCTACTGCCTTAATTAAATAGCTACCTGTTCTGGCAGGTACAGTGACTGAGGTTGCAGGTCTTGATACTCTGTTAATTAAAGTAAAACTATTCTGCCATTCTGGATTAACTGTTTCTGTAGTAAAGTTGATAACATAATAGTTCAAATCTGCGTCTGGAATACTCTCCCAAGACAGATGAGCATCACTACCTACGATATTAATTGCGAAGTCTTGCACATCACTTGGTGGATCAATTTCACCAACAATATCTCTTGTGGCAGTGACGTTTGTACTTTCAACACCCAATGAATTTATAGCCTTAACTCTTACTGTGTAATTATCACCTGAGATAACATTCAATACTCTATGAAATAAATCTACTGTGCCTCTACTATGCACAATAAAATTACTATCAGCAGTTCTTTTATATTCTACTTGATATTCTCTAACAAATTGGTCTGGTGATGCACCAATAGTAATATTCATGGCAACAATAACTGTTCCGTCATTGTAAGATATTAGTTCATCAGCAAGGGTGACTGAAGATGGGGGTTGTACTGTGAAGGGATCAGGTAAATTAGTATCACCAATAGTAGCTACTTCATTAATAGTGCTAAATGTGTACCAACTGTCTTGGTGTTCTTGTAAAGATAGACTAGCAGTAAAATTTGCATTTAGCGTCATACCACTTACTCTAAATGGTTTATTTGTCATTCCCAATATTGTTGAACTAACATTCACAATATCACCTATTGCTAAATCTAATGCTTCATAATTAACAGTAAGTCCTAGCTTCAAATTGTTTCTACTTCTTTGAAGAACAATTTTTCCAAATTCGTGTGCTTGATAGGGTGAGTTAATTGTATCTAAAGTGACATTTCCTTCTTGTAAGAAACCGCCATCAGCAGTCTTTAGTGTGGCATGGTCTGTATCATAAACGATAGTATCTGCTTGATATCCCTTTTCAGGATTAACAAAGTTTACTAGGACACGATTATATTTTTGGTCTTTTCTTTCACTTTCTAATTTAACACCACCTATAATATTATCTTCATTTAACGTAAAGGTTGCAGTGCCTGTGCTTTCTATTAAAAGTTTATATTCACCTTGAACATAAGGTAATAAACCTCTCATACCTCTTAAAAGAGTTTTAACGTTATCTAATATTTTCTTATTAGTATTTAAGACTGCATTACATTCAAATAATTTGCCTGTTGTTCCTGTGTAATAAGTGACTGTTGTATCTGCTATTGTTGAGGCAGTATAAAAGCTAGGCACATCAATTTCTGTCAATGGAATACCTTTTCCATATCTTTCATTTCTTAAAAAATCTAATAAGACAAATGCAGGATTAGTAGAATATTGTCCTGTGGTTTCATTACTACTCCCATCAAAGATAGAAATCTTTTTACCTTGAACTTTTACTTTAATATTGGGAATACCTGAATATTTATCTGCATCCCATGTAAATCTAAAAGCTACATAACAAATTCCAGATAATTTGTGATTACTACCCCAATTTGTAAGTGTTGATAATAAACTTGAAGCTGATTGGTCATCTGCACCATAAAAAGGTTGTGCTTTAACAGTTGTTCCATAATTACTATCATTAGAAGTAATTTCTGTACCATTAGCAAATCCACCACTAAATGTGACTGTTTCATCATTGACTTGAATTTCTGTGACTGCATTAATTTCACCTTCACATAGCACTAAAGCCATGTAAAGATAAGTATTATCAGTTCCGCTTGTTTCAACAAATACTCTAGTTCCCCCAAGTAATCTCTCACCATAAACTACAGGGATTTGTGCATTATTAGATTGTTTATTAACTAAAGTTCCTCTGATTTCCTCTACTTGTGGTAAATCTGGAACTTCTGGGATATCAATAAACCAAGATACAACCTTTTGTACCGCGTTTTGAATTGGTTTGATTATCTCTGCCATTGTTTATTTACCCTAATAATTTTATTGTTTCTAAATGCTTTTACCCAGACTATTTCTTTATCATACTTTAGATTTCTAGCAAAATCTTTACACCAATTAACCATATCCTTTATATTTTGGCTACATACAAAATTGGCAACACATAAATTATTACCACAATTCCAATTAGTTTGGTCTATGATTGCATGATTTATAAATTTTGTTTTTTGTATATCATTAAGAAACGCCCAATTAATAAAACCTATAATTTCTTTATCTTTAAATATCTTATATTGGTTTAGAGTAAAACTTGGTTGTAAATGTTGTTTTAAATCTTGGTTAGAGTGTTCTTGATATTCTTTAAATTTTTTTAGGAACTCAATAACTTCAATCAAGACCTTCCCCATTTAATATCTTGAATTGTTTGTCCTGAAAATTCAAATCCTCTATCAGTAGCAAATAGTCTTTGTTGGCTTCCTTCGTTTGTTCTTCTACCTGCTATTCTACTAAAATCTGAAAAATGAGAAGTACAGATTAGGGATATTAATCCTTTATCTGTGTCTATTCTAAAACTCTCAATATAACCTTTGTCATAGTTGTAAGTATCAATTAAAGCATCTGTGCTATTTAATAATCCAATATCAATATTGACAATATCATTGGCTACATTGTTATTTAAAATAATAGATGTAAATGCACCATCTACTGCTGATAGATTAACTGTAAAATTAGAAACATTTATTTCAGCACTTTCTGCCTTATTGGTAATAGATAATAAATGCCCACTTGCAGTATAACTATTAGAATTATGAGTTATGTCTTTGTAGTGATTTGTAATTCTTTGTGGTGTTGGGAATAGTATTTCTACTAAAATAATAGGCTTGATATTTTGATTTGCTAATTCAGTTTTTAAAGCACTAGATAATCCTCTAGCCATTACAATGCCTCTATGAAATCAACTTCAAATTTATATAGGTCTATATCGTCAGTATTAAATTGCTGAATGTCATTAGTTAGTCTTACAGTAAATGGAACATTGTCATAAATGATTGTAGCATCATCAGCTAAATTTTCTCGTAGTGGTGGCTCTATAGTTAAAGTAGATGCGTTTCCTGATGGATCTACATCTTCAACAATCATATAGACTTTGCTATGGCTACCAAATTTAATTAAATCACCTGCTTTAAATGCACCTGCTGAATTATTATGGTGTCCGTCTACTGCTATGGTTGTATCACCTGCGGTATGTGCTCCATTGACTGCAACATTATTTACTTCATGACCTCTGGCACTAGAGATAACAGGTGGAACTATTTGGAATGTTTCTTTTTGACTTCTTTGTTTAATTATAAATGCATAGACAGGAGCAAATTTAGTTCTTCCCATGGGTGCATATGAAGCTGAGAACTTCCATCTTTGACCATCCACTTGAACGCTAAACATCTTACCACTGTCAGTAGTAGATGTGATTGTTTTTTGTTCAGAACTAAATCCTAATGCCTTAAATGTTGGTGATGTTGGATATGTACCACTCATTAAATCAATGCTTCCTTCCCTTGACTGTTCAGTGCATCATTTATCACATTAACAATAACACTTCTACGTTTAACTAATAAATCATCAAATCCCTCTGTGTCATTAGCCATAATATTAACATTGACTACTGTTCCTTTGTTTAATTGATCATTAGATACAATAGTGCCATTAGTAGAAGGAATCATAACCTCTCTACCTTGTTCACCCACAATATAAGGTTGTCCTGCAGTCACGCTACCACCTAAGGCTCTTGGTGGAGGTGCGGATCTAATTGCTGCAATTTGTGCAGCACCTTTGGCAGCAGTAATAGCAGCTTCAATGTAGCCTACAGGGAAACCCTTTTTTAAACCTGCGGCAACACCTTGAGCGGTACTCATAATAGCATCACCAATTGCTAATGCCTGATTTAACCTAAATGCTTCTTTATTAAATTTAGATAAGTTGCCTAATATATCTCTACCTGCACCAGTTAATATTTCTTTCTTTTCTTCTTGTGTTAATTTTTCAAATTCTAACTCTGATAATCTACCCTTCTTTAATAATTCAAATGCACTTTCAGCAGTTTGTTTTGAGTATTTTTCTTCTATCTGTTGTCTTAACTTTTGATATTCTTCTAAGTCTAATAGCTTTCTATTATAGGCAATATTTAATTCTTTTATTTCTTCTTCTTGCTGATTACGGATAGCAAATAATGGATTAAATTCTTCTCTAATTCTTAATAAGTTTTCTTGACCTCTTTTAGTTAATTCAGCTAATGAATCATTTAATATTTTTTGTAAAGATACTGCTTTCTCAGTAGTTTTATTATTCTTATCTAATTCTTTGTTTACTGTTGTTATTACATTTGCATACGCACTTCCTTGCTGAGATGCTAATTCAAGGCTTTCCTCAAACATTAATATTTGATTTCTTAACTGTGTGAATTGTTCTATTAATGCATCATTTTCTCTTTTTGCTTTCGCTCCTAATGTTCCCTTACCTTGCAAAAACCCAAGAATAATATCTACTTCTTCAAGTTTAAGTTTGTATTTATCAATCTCACCTGTTTGAAAAGCAGCAATTAAATTTTTGGCTATATCTTTAT